AAGGGCTTTTGAGGTTGGATGTGGAAAACTTTTCTTTTCTTCTTCAGCCTGTGTATATCCAGAATTTAATCAAAAAGACCCTTTAAATCCTGATTGCAGAGAGGAAACGGCTTATCCAGCTCAACCAGATTCCGTGTATGGATGGGAGAAACTATTTGCCGAAATAATGTATGATGCTTTTAGTCGTAATTACAATCTTGATATCAGGATTGCCCGTTTTCATAATATCTTTGGACCGGAGGGGAGTTGGAATGATGGGAGGGAAAAAGCTCCGGCAGCCATTTGCAGAAAAGTGGCGATGTCCGATAGTGTAATAGAAATATGGGGTGATGGGCAACAGACACGTTCCTTTCTTTATATTGATGAATGTCTTGAAGGTGTGAGGCGTCTGATGGACCATCCTGAATCTTTACCACCATTGAATATAGGTTCGGAGGAAATGGTGACTATTGATGAACTTGCTTATAAGGTAATGAAGATTGCCGGCAAGACCTTAAAGATAAGGCATATTGAAGGACCTACTGGTGTGAGAGGCAGGTGTTCCAATAATGATTTAATAAGGAAATTGCTTGGATGGTCTCCTTCGCAACCGTTGGATGTTGGATTGGAGAAAACATATTGGTGGATTTATAAACAGATATATGGCTGAACTTCATACCATAGTAATGGTTTTGCGTAGTGGAGGGGATTTTACGATGAATGATGTGGATTTGCTTGCTTCACACATTCGTAGTAAATGGAAGGGATATCCTCAGCCACGTATCATCTGTCTGTGGGATAAAGCCAGCATGATTTATGAGTTAGGTAATATTACATATGTTCCTTTGACAAATCAATATCCAGGAACATGGTCTCGCATTGCATTGTATTCACCAGAGATGGAACAGTTCAGACCATTCCTCTATATTGATTTGGATACGGCGGTAATTCGTTCCATTGAGAATATTTTTAAACTTGTTGAAGGTAAGGAGGATAAATTCATAACACTTGAAGATTTCTGGCAGAAAGGTCAACTTGCAACCGGTTTGATGTGGGTGCCTAAGAATTCCGAAAAGGTAAAAAAGATATGGGAATCTTTTAAAGGACCCATGGGCTCACGTATGGATAATTACATTCGTTCAGTGGTGAAGGCGGATTTTTATTGGCAACAGCTTACAGATACAATACATGATTTTAAACCTGCACCTCATCATTATCTTGAGACTTTACCTCATAAGACGGATATAGTGTGTTTTCATGGTAAACCACGCATTCCAGAAGCAGCTAAACGAGTTTTATGGGTTAATCTTTATATGAACCAAAAGAATGATTCGATATTGTTAAAGGTTCATCCTGTTACTGTTATCATACCTTATAAAGTTGATAGAGGTTGGTTAGGTGATGCAATAGCCAGTGTACCTACGGATGTTCAGCTATTGGTCAGCCAGGGCGAAGGAAATTGGCCTTCAAATTTCAATAAAGCCCTTCCTGAAGCCAAAGGACGTTATATAAGATGGTTGCATGAAGATGACATGCTAACACCAAATAGTATTTCGGATTCGGTGGATTGTTTACTGAATACAGGAGCTGATTTTATTCATGGGAATGCTTATTTTTTGATTAAAGGAAAACCTTTGAAGGCGTATATACCAAAAATAAAAATTCCTACATTTGAGGATTTATTGATGGATAATATGTTACATAGTCAAACATTGATGTATCGCAGAGAAGTTTTTGAAAAAGTTGGATTATTGGATGAAAGGTTGAATTATATGGAAGAATACGAGTTTAATTTAAGATGTTTGAAGGCGGGGTTGAAAATTGCGTATTGTGATGCATTCCTTGCCTATTATAGAGTTCATCCTTTACAAAAGGTTAGATCTCCTATTCATATGAAAAAGGCTGAAAAAGAAATGGTTAAAAGTTGGTACAAATGATAGATAAGTCACCTATATTGATTACTGGTATTCCACGCAGTGGGGCGTCAATGATTGCCGGCATTTTGAAATTGAGTGGAGTCTTTTGCGGGGATGTTTCTTTGCATCCTGACTCTTTTGAAAATGGGTCAATTTATAAATTTGTTGAAGGTGCTTATTTGGAACTTATGGGATGTGATATTTTAGGACAATATCCTTTGCCAGATAAAATAGATTATTTACCTTTGACATGGGGGAAGTTAATATCTACTTATCTAGTAACAGAAGGATACAAAGGGGGGATGTGGATGTATAAGAGTTCACGTATTACTTTATTATGGAAGATATGGGACCATACATTTCCAAAGGCAAAATGGATACTGGTTCGCCGGCGGACAGGGGATATAATTCAATCCTGTTTGAAAACGGGGTACATGAAGGCTTTTAAAGATGAAGAAATAAGAAAAAAAATAGGAGTAAAGACAGAGGAAGAAGGATGGTTATGGATGGTTCATGAGTATGAAAAGAGATTTGTTGAAATGATAATGAGTGGGATAGATTGTAAGGTGATATGGCCGGACAGGATGGTATATGGTGATTATCAACAGATATATGAAATGCTTGAGTGGCTTGGATTGCCCTGGAAAAGTGAGATTTTAACTTTTTTAGATCCATTACTTGAAAAAAGTCGTCAAATAGAAAAAGAAAGGAGGATGAAGAAATGGCAAACAGAGTAACAGCATCGGGTGTGAAGGATATAATGGATAATTGTACGGTAGACGATACCATTATAGAATCCCTCATAACTTCTGCAAATGCTTTAATTAATAAAGTATTTGAAGATGATGTGGATATAACTGAGACTATACTTACTGAGATTGAGAGATACCTGACAGCACATTTTATTGCCAGTGGAATTCAGAGGTCGACTTCTGTAGAGAGAATAGGAGATGCAGAAGTGAGATATACGGGAACTTATGGGGATTTGCTAAGGTCAACCCCTTATGGGCAAACGGTATTAATTTTGGATTTTACAGGAAAAATTAGTAAATTAGGGCGCTCAAAAATAAGTATGTATGCTATACCACAATTTGATGATGAGTAAATGGGAATAGAGAATTTAATAGCAAGAAGATGTACCCAGACGGCAGTTTATTGGGGTAATCCACAACCGGATGGTTATGGGGGGTATACTTTTGATGACCCTGTAGAAATAAATTGCAGGTGGGAAGATGTTACTGTGATGATTGCGGATCAGACGGGGGCATCTAAAGAAGAAATTGAAGCACGTTCTGTGGTATATGTTACAGAAGATTTGGATATAGGAGGAATGCTTTATTTGGGAACGTTAGATGATCTTACAAGTACTGAAGAAGCGTCTCCTATTAACATAGAGAGGGGGGTTTATGTGATAAGAAGATTTGACAAGATACCTTCTTTAAGTGGTGATAATAATTATTTAAGAAAGGCATATTTAACACAATGGCGTACGTGGAACATATAGAAGGATTTCATAAAGTGATGAAGAATCTTCAATCCCAGTTATCCAATTTAAAAATAAATTCAACAAAAGGATTGAAAGAGGTGGCTATTTTTTTAAGACGTGAGACTGAGACAAAACCACCGGTAACTCCGGTTGATTTGGGAAATCTGCGTGCAAGCTGGTTTGCAATTGTTACAGGTGATAAAGGAAGGATTGCAGATCCTTTAAGACAGAGTGGTAATTTCAGGGAGGGGACAAAGGAACACCCACGTGTTAAAGGTATTTCTAAAAGACTGGGTGAATTGTATAATAAAAGTATTTCAGAATATACGGCTGAGGCGAATGCCGTAAAAAATAAATTAAAACTTATATGTGGATATTCGGCTTATTATGCAACTCCTGTTCATGAAATGATAGGGGCTAAGAATTGGTCAAGACCAATGTCTGGGCCAAAGTGGTTTCAGGCAGCTATAAACAGGAATATTAATAAAATAGTTAGTATATTGGCTAAAGAAGCTAAGATAAAGGGGGGAGGTAGTTAAATGACATCGGCGGCTGATGATATAAAAGATTATCTGGAATCTGTAAGTTCATTAGGATTGAATTTTGGTGTAAATTTATTTGTGGGGAAAGAACCGGTATCCCCTCGTGATTGTGTTACAATTTATGATACGCCGGGGTATCCCCCAGCTCTTACGCTTGATGGAGCCGATAGTACCAGTACGTATGAATATCTTTCAATGCAAGTAAGAGTAAGAAATAAGAGTTATACGGAAGGATGTAGTTTGGCGTATGATATAATGGGTGCTTTACATGGGCAATATAATTTGCTTGTGAATGGCTCGTTATATACTGTTATCTACTGTACCGGCAGTCCCGCCCTGCTAGAATGGGATGATAACAATAATGCGGTGTTTATTTTAAATGTTAATCTACAAAGAAGGAGGTGAAAACATGTCTAATGCAATTGCTGGTGTAGGTACAAAATTTCGGCGCTGGAATAGTTCTACTTCTAAATTTGAAGACATAGCCGAAATTAATTCGATTACCGGTCCCAGTATGTCACGTGATACAATTGATGTTACATCACTTGACAGTACTGGAGGGTATCGAGAATTCATTGCCGGCTTTCGTGATCCTGGTACTGTGGTTCTTAATATGAACTTTACCAGAGACACCTATGAATTGATGAAAGCTGATTTTGAAAGTGATGACTTGCAGAATTATGAAATTATTCTACCTGATGATGAGGAAACATCGTTGGAATTTGAGGGGTTAGTTACTGAACTTCCTCTGGCAATTCCCACTGATGACAAGGTCACATCAGATGTTACCATTAAAATCAGTGGTCAGGTAGTTGTTAATTCGGGTTCTGCTACGTCACCTTAATTAGTTTTTTATAATTTTTAAACCTAATCAAGGATTTTATTTATTTAATCAAAAAAATTAATATAATATGGAAAAAAAGATATTAACAAAGGAAGATTTACTTAAAGGAGATTCAGTAGAAATAAGAGAAGTTGATCTTGGGGATGGTATTGTTTATGTCAAACAGATGACAGGCAAAGAAAGGGATATGTTTGAAAGTTCTGTCATTAAAGCCCGCAGGGACAGTAAGGGTAATATAACAAGTTATGAGACTGTACTTGAAGATTTCAGAGTAAAACTTGTTGTATGTACTCTTTGTGATAAGGAGGGTAATTTGTTATTTAAACTGGAGGAAGCTCCTTTACTTAATAAAGCTCTGAGTGCAAAGAAGATTGATAAAATAGTTGAAGTAGCTCAGGAACTCAATGCTATTTCAGAGAAGGATAAGGAGGACTTAATAAAAAACTCCGAGCTCGGCCGAGCCGACAGTTTTATTTCAGGCTCTGCCGAGAGTTAAAAGTCCCCCATCCAGATTATTTGTTAATGATGTTATCATCAAGACAGATAAGTGAATGGGAGGCTTATGACAGATTGGACCCCATAGGTAGCTGGCGTGAAGATTTTCGTTTCGCACAACTTATGAGTCTTTTGGTAAATATCGTTACGAGAATTTTCGCACCTAAAGGGCATGCACCAAAAAATGTATCGCCTCTTGATTTTATGCCACAGTGGGGTGATTTTGCAGATTTTAAAATTGAAAAACCACAACAGAGCGTGGAAGAAATGAAACAAATATTACTCAGTATTGCCTCCAGTCAAAATAAAAAGGTTAAAAATGAAGTACAAAAAAATAATACTATTAGGACCCCTTTAAAGAAAAAGAAGAATGGACTTTAATCTTGGGCGACTTGTTGTACATCTTGATGTTGATACGTCATCTTTGACAGTAGTTACTGCAAAATTTGAAGATTGGGCAAAGAAGACGGCTAACTCTATTGACCGAACTGCTCAGAAGGTACGTACAATGGGGTATCTTATAACAGCAGTTTTTACTGTTCCTTTGACAGCTGCAACAAAGAGTTTGATAAAGGCTTCTTCAGATTATGAATATGAATTACAAAAAATTGTAGGTTTAACAGACGTTGCCCAGGAAGAAGTAAATAAATGGAACAAATCAGTTATAAAACTTTCTGAAACATTTGGTAAATCTCCCATAGAACTTGCACAATCCCTTTATTTTATAGCGTCATCAGGTATAAAGAGTTCTGAAGCTCTTGAAGTTTTACGAGTATCTGCTATGGCGACTGCATCTGGTTTGGGCAGTACTAAGGATGTGGCAGACCTTGTCACATCTGTATTAAATGCTTATGCAAATACAGGAATCACGGCCACTGAAATTACTGACCAACTTGTTGCCGCAGTACGTGTTGGTAAAGCTGAAGCAAGTGAATTTGCGTCATCAATAGGACAAGTTATCCCGATAGCTGCTCAATTAGGGGTGTCTTTTGCCGAAGTGGCAGGAGGTATGGCTGCAATAACGTTACAGGGGGCTTCCGCTAGAACTGCTGGAGTGTATTTAAAAAATGTTCTTAATTCACTTATTAAAGAATCTGGTGAAAATAGTGTTATTTTTGAAGAGTTAGGATTAAACTGGAGTAAATTAAGAAGTATTTTGAGAGAACAAGGCTTAATTGCCTTAATGAATGAACTGAGAAGAATTACAGAAGAATATGATTTAAGTTTATTCCGTGATTTATTACCGGATGTAAGGGCTCTTACAGGAGGTCTGGCACTGGTTGGCAGAAATTTTGAATATAATTCCAAAATAATACAAGAGGTTATTAATTCTCAGGGGTCTTTAGCTGAAGCGTTCTCAAAGGTATCTGATACTTTAAAGATACGTCTTGATAGGGCTCTTACCCGTATTAAAACTGTAATGATAGATTTTGGTAAAAATGTGGCGGAAGCTGTTATTCCTTTGGTGGAAAAGTTTGCAGATGCGGTAAGATATGTTACCAACAAATTTAATTCCTGGTCTGATTCTACGAAAAAACTTGTGTTAATAATAGGAGGCTTAACTATTGTATCAGGTCCTTTATTGCTTTATCTTAGTTCACTTTTTTATGTAACTTCCAATACAATACGTATTTTTGGTCAATTAGTAAAAATACTTAAAGCTTTTTCTATTGCATCTATAGCTACTAAAATTGTTGTACTTGATATAGTTGCAGGATTGGGGGCTTTGTCTCTTATAGTTATAGGACTTTCTAAGTTAATACGAAGTATTACAGATGATCAAAGAAAATACAATAAACAACTTGATGATTTTCTGGATAAACAGGAAAAATTAAATAAAGAGAGAAAAGAACAGGGCTTATCACTCAAAGAAAAATATGTTACAATTGGTGAAATGAATTTAAGGCAATTAAAT